GATCCTATGTGGAAAGAAACAAGAATGAGAATCAAAAAGTATCAACCATTTCTTTCAATTGATTGCAAGAAGTATAAGAGTGTAATTTTAGAAACTATTAGATTAAAACTATGAGTTTTTTTAAATCGGAACAAGTTCAAGAGAGCTTGTCAGATATATTTTCAACCTACCAACAGATAGCGGCAGTTACGTCTCGACTGCCGTCAATGAGTAAAGATGAGAAACTAAATCACATTGCAGAATGTAAGGGACTCATCGATAAACAAAGAACATTTTATTTTAGACTCTCTCTTGCTGCACCAGAGGACCCTGAAGCATCTGACATGAAGACAAGGATCAATGCTTTGACCAATGCGTTTGGTTACAATGATCTGTTTGAATGCATGGATGCCATGGTTATGACACTCGAACAAGCGGCACAGAGGGAGGTTGACGAGACCTAAATAATATGCTACGATAACACAGTAGCAAACAAAACACACTACAAATACGGAGAAATACGATTATGTCTTTCGCATCACTTAAAAAAGCGTCTTCTGCTGGCAATACATTTGCTCGCTTGACCAAAGAGATCGAAAAACTCAACCAACCTGCTGCAGGCAGTGGCGCTGATGAGCGTCTCTGGAAACCTGAACTGGACAAGTCTGGTAACGGTTATGCAGTCATTCGATTCCTTCCTGCACCCGATGGCGAAGATATGCCTTGGGCAAAGATCTGGAGTCATGCTTTCAAAGGACCTGGTGGTCAGTGGTATATTGAGAACTCTCTCACCACTATCGGCAAGGATGATCCTGTCGGTGAACTGAACCGCACTCTTTGGAACTCTGGTTCTGATCACGATAAGGAGACTGCTCGCGCACAGAAGCGTAAACTTTCTTACTACTCCAACATCTATGTTGTGAGTGATCCTGCTCACCCCGAGAATGAAGGAAAAGTCTTCCTCTACAAATTTGGTAAGAAAATTTTCGACAAACTCGTTGAAGCAATGCAACCTGCATTTGCAGACGAAACTCCTATCGATCCTTTCAACTTCTGGAAAGGTGCTGACTTCAAACTGAAGATCCGCAAGGTCGATGGATACTGGAACTATGATAAGTCTGAGTTTGCTGCTCCTAGCACTCTCGGTAACTTCGATGATGATAAACTAGAGTCTATCTGGAAGGACGCATACTCTCTTGCAGAGTTTGAAGACGCAAAGAACTTCAAGTCCTACGAACAACTCAAGCAACGTCTTGATCTTGTTCTTGGTAAAACTGCTGCACCAGCACGTCCTATTGACGAGTCCCTTGAGGATTTGAGTGAAGGTCGTGGTGGATTCAACTCACCTGACATTACACCCAACCAACCTGATTGGGCAGCGGAGGTCAAAGACTTCCGAGAGAAGGCAGTTGCTTCTCCTCCTGTAGAGGATGAAGAAGATGGTATGTCTTACTTCGCTCGTCTCGCTGAGGAAGAGTGATGGGCACAGAAGTTTTAGCAATGCCTGATACTTTGGCAATGTTAGATGGCGCTGTTGGCGCTTGGAACTCCATGTCTTATGGCGAGGGGTTCCTCTTCTCGGTCTGGGTGATCGGGATGTATTATATTAAACTTAGAATGGATAAGTATCTCCGATGAAATTTATTCCCTTGGCACTTTTGCTTCTCTCTTCACCTGCTATGGCAGGTGGTCCTAGGATTCCTTACAGATCTACGGGTGACTATTCAAACTACAAAGCATACCGTGATTACGAATCCAATAAAGGATACGCTTCGGAAAACATTTGTTACCGAAATGAATACCGCGAAGAGTATGTTCCTGGTAATTCAAAAAGACCTGGTTATGTAACTTCGTACAGAGAAAGAGTTGAAGTTCCATGTAAACCATGGCATCGTAGAACTCCTTCAATTCCAATGCCAGAAGTTGATCCAGCACCAGAAAGTTATCATCACGATGAGGATGGTAATGATTGTTCTCAAGGAGCAATCCTTGGTGGTATTGCAGGAGGTGGAGCAGGTGCAGCACTATCACGAGGTGATGGTCGCTGGTGGGCAATCCCACTGGGTATTGTCAGCGGTGCAGTAGTTGGATGTGATATCGACGGGGGTTAACCCAAAACCAAAATCGACCTTAGATTCCCAGAAAGTCGCAAAAAAAATCGCGGCAAAAAATGGGTCTCTAAGGTTTTTTAGTATCCGTAACCAGATCCGCCAGATCCGCCACTTTGAGGAGAAGGCGATGGTGAAGGTGAAGGAGTTGGAGAAGGTGTAGATGATGTAGATGTGCTGCTAACCGCACTACCACCACCATTAGAAGTAGTAGTTGAAGTTGTAGTGACTGTACCTGAAACTCCAACAGATCCGACAGTGGTAGGACCATCATCATATGTGATCGGACCACCGTTATTACCAGTATTAGTGATTAATCCAGTATTTTGGAAATTCTGTGAACCAATATTATTAAGGAAACGAGACGCGATACTAAGAGGCGTCTTTTTATTGCCTTGATCATCTAATTCAGAATGTGGTTCATATCCGACTAAATCTTCAAATTCTTCAATCATCATATCAAGGACTGCACCTGTAGGAACTAGAATTTGACGTTTTTGCTCATTTACAGCATATTCATGCTCATAGTTGGTAATTGGATATCTACTCTCTTCGGCAGTTTTTGTTGTTCCGTCAGGTAAAGTGCAACGATAGTCTAGAGTTACTTGAACACCTTCTTTAATGAATACAATGTCGTTATATAAAATCTCATTAGTTTCGTAATGATGCACATCATCTGGATTTGTGTATTTCTCATTTACATAATCAGATAACGTATTTAAGTCTCTTGGCCACTGTTCGTAGAAATCAGTAATATCGTTAATTAAGAGAATAGTCCAATCTAAGTGAGAATCTTGAAACAACTCATATGCGATAGTAGCAGGAGTTTCATTATCTTTAATAGAATGTGCCTCAAATAAGGTTACATACTTACTTAAGTCGGGTCTAGACTTTACCTTTCGGCATAAATTCTTGCTAAGTCTGTATTTGAAGAGTTCGTTATCTGTAACTCCCTCACCAATGAATACGTTTGGTAATCTTGAAAAATATGACATTATTAGTAACCTCTTACGACATCTGCTTGACCGATGAATCTGGTCTCCAAGAATGATAAACTCAACGTCACAGCAGGCACTTGCAACATTTCTGTTGTACCCATACTGGTTTCTGCAAATGCATTATATTGACCATCTGGAGTGTAGTTTACATTTACACCTGCACAGACAGAAGTAAAAATCTTAAAATGCAACTCATTAGACTCACTGAATTGTCTTTTCTCTGGGTCCATACGAACAAACTTGATATCAAATTTGTCAGGTACTTCCATAAAACGACTAGGACTGTCGTTGATGATAGGAGTAGCACCTTTCTTGAAATAATCAATAATCAACTTATTTTCTCTTGCTTCATCAGGACTTCTACTAAACAGTTTGAAGTTAAATGCATGAGATCTAAATGTCATGTTATTGAACAATTGTTCAGTGTATGGGTTAAATACCTTACCACCAGCAAGTTGTGCAATAGTATTAGCATTAATATTTCCACCAATACCCAACATTTGACTAGCAGCATTAGCAAATTGTGCTTTTGCTGAATTAATCACTTCTGGAAGAGCACCAGAAGCTGCCGTTTGTAGCGCACTAACAATACTATCAAGATCCGATTGTTGATTTTCTCCACCTGCTTCCTTTAATGTAATACCACTAATACCTGCCATTGCCATACCACCAACACCTAAATTTTGTGTTGTGTATGCTGGATTATATGCAGTTGCCAATTGTGGTGGCATAGCAAGATACACCGATTGATCGTTATAATCAAAGGATACTTTGTTGCCAGGTAAATTTAACTGGTTATAACCTGTAGATCCACCTTTTTCATAGTTGATTCTTTTACGGCGGAACATAACATAATCCACTGCTTGCGTCGGTCCCTCACCTACCGTATTTCCGACTACGGGAGGCTCCAATGGATATCTGAGTGTTGACGATGCCATTATCGATATAAATACTACAGTGGTCTCTATATATTTATGCGATATTACCAAGGAACTTATCGTCCTAAATTTCCGCGCAAATATAAGGGTGATCCCCATAAGATCATATTTCGCTCATCATGGGAATACAAATTCATGCTTTGGTGTGATACTACACCGAATGTGCAAGAGTGGAGCAGTGAGGAAATCGTTATTCCTTACAAATCTCCAGTTGATAATAAATACCATCGATACTTTGTTGATTTCTATATGAAAATCAATGGTAAAAAGTATTTAGTTGAAGTCAAACCTTTTAGGCAAACCAAAGAACCTAAAACACAAAAAAGGATGACAAAAAAATATATTAATGAGGTCGTGACTTGGAGTGTAAACAAAGCGAAATGGAAAGCCGCTACTGAATTCTGCCTAGATCGTCAGTGGGAATTCAAAATTATTACAGAAAAGGAACTTAAAGTCTAATGGGAATCCCAAATCCAGAAAGAGCAAGATATAACTCTTTTCAAGAGTTTATGTCATTTTCAAAGAGTAAGGATAACGCTCCAAGTTATTCTAACCTCTTTTCGGTGAAATTTGCTACGCCTAGAATGATGCAGAACGGTGGTGGTAATTTCAACACTGGTAAAATGACTGTTGAAAGCACTGAGTTGGATTATCTCTTAGATTATTATGCAAACACAGTACAACTTCCTAGTAAGCAAATAACTACAGGTCAAGTTGGACCTGTTGGATCTCCCTTTAAATACGCAACGAATACTGCTTTCAGTCAGATTAATATTAATTTTCTAATTCCTAGATCTATGAGAACTAGGGTGTTCTTTGAAAGATGGACACAACTGATGGCAAGTGATGCTACTCAATATACTAGGTATTATAAAGAATATGTCTGCCCCACACTTGCGATATATAAGTGGGAAAGAGGTGGTGGTGATTATGTGTACACTGATCCTCAACTCATCAGAGCACTAAGACAGGCAGGTAATCCTTTCTTACTCTCTAGGAAGTACAAGTTGACGGGAGTTTATCTCTTATCTAACGTATTCCCATATAACATTGGATCTGTTAGACTTGACAATGCTCAAGCAAAAACTTTACAGATGCAAGTAGGTTTCTACTATGAAAGATACCGTTTCTTCACTGAAGATCAATTTGATGATCCTGGTTTAGTCCGTGATTTAACAACACCTTCTGGTTTTGATAATTTCACAGGCACTGAGACTAGTAGAAATGCAGTTACCTTGTTCTCTGGATTCTTACCTTCCCTCTTGGGAACCGCCTAAATAAAATTACTGAATTGAATTTCTATGGCATTACCTAAATTAAATGTACCTAAGTACAAAGTGAAATTGCCGTCTGACGGTAAAACAATTGTTAACTTCAGACCTTTTCTTGTAAAAGAAGAGAAGTTGCTTCTGGTAGCAACTGAAACTGGTGATCAAGAGCAGTTGCTTGACACTATCAAAGGTATCCTCAAAGAGTGTACTGATATTGTAGATGTTGAAAAACTTGCAACATTTGATATTGAATATTTGTTCTTACAAATTCGTACTAAGTCAGTTGGTGAATCTGTATCGGCAACAGTTGTCTGTCCCGATGATGGGGAGACTGAAGTAACAGTTTCAATCCCTCTTGACGAAATCAAGGTAGTTAAAGACAAGAAACATAAGAAAGAGATCAAACTTTCTGATGATATGGCGGTCACATTTGACTATCCTAGACTCGATACATTTGTTAAGTTGAACTTTGGTGATGGTGGTCCAAGTGTAGATACTGTATTCACAATGGCAGCATCATGCATGGAAACTATTGCTACTGAAGAACAGGTATATGATTGTAATGATGCTACAGATGCTGAAAAGATTGAGTTCTTAGATAATCTGAATAGTAAGCAATTTGCACAGGTTCAAGAGTTCTTTGAAACTATGCCAAAATTGTCTCATACTGTTGAGGTTGTTAATCCTAAGACTAATGTGAAAAGTGAAGTTGTTCTAGAAGGACTGGCGAGTTTTTTCGCATAGCCCTCCTGCACACAAACCTTCGGGCATATTATGAGGGCAACTTTGCCTTAATGCATCATCATAAGTGGAATCCTGAGTACATTGATAATTTAATGCCTTGGGAGAAAGAGATTTATGTGAATCTATTAGTCAATTTCCTCAAAGAAGAAGAAAACCGAATGAAGGAGCAACAGGCGAAGAGTGGCTAGCACTAAAATACAACCATTCAAGTTTTACAATCCAGGTACTTCATCCATAAAGTCACCTGTTGTTCTTGCTGCCAGAAAAAATGTATTGGCAACAAATAGATTAGGTAAAACTGTTGAGGGTATTGGGTCGCTAGTAAGTGATATTGAGACAATCAATATCAAGATGATAAAGAATGAGAAGTTAAGAGAAAGGGCAGAAAGACAAAGAGCACAGAGACAAAGAGATCAGGCAGCAGAAGATGCTGCAGAAAGAAGTGCAATCAAGAAAGCAGGTCAGGGAAGTCTTGGTAGTAAGTTAAAAAGACAAACAAAAAAAGGACTTAAGGGTGGTTTTTCATGGCTTGAAAAATTCTTAGGACCTGTAGGTAATTTTTTACTGCAACTTGGTGCTTTCTTTGTTACCACTGAGGTAATGAAGTGGATTAGTGATGAATCGAACAGAGAAAAGTTAGCAACATTTTTAGACAAAGCATTATTTGTCTTTGACAAGTTATTTTCATGGGCATCCACACTAACGAACAAAGTCTTAGATGGATGGTCGGCATTATTTGCAGAAGATGGAGACTTCGGTAGTAGACTGAAAGGTCTCGGTGATATGATGCTTGGAATTATCGGGTTGAAATACCTGATGAATCCATTCAGTTTAATTACTGATATTTTAGGTCTGCTAGACATGGCAGACAGTATTCCAGATCCTCCTGACGGAAATCGAAAGAAACCTAACACAGGTCCTGACGGGAAACCAAGAACAAAACCAAAAGGAAACAGATTTACTCGATTCCTTAATAACCAAGTTGAGAATCTTAAGAAACCTCTTAGGAGTGCTCTTGGTGTTAGGACTCTGAATCCATTTGGTGATAACAGAAATAATTACAGCAGATATGTTGATGAACTTACAGGTAATAAACCTGGTCCATTAGCTAATCTTGTAGATAATAGTGCCACACAAATTAAAAGATTTCAAAATTTTGGCACAGGTCTCATTGATAGTATGTCAACTGAGGCAGATAAGGTATTAAAATCTGAGTCTACAAAAAAATTATTCAAAAACCTAGATCCAAAAAATCTTTGGAATGCTACAGTCGATAAATCGCTTCAAATCGCTGATTCTTTAGGTTTTGATGAAGCTAGAAGACAAAGTGTTGTAGAGACAGGGCAAAAATTATTAGATGATGCTGTAGAGGGCGGTACAGCCCTAATGGATAAATTTAAAAAGCAAGGTGAGTCGATAACAAAAGGTGTATTCGGTTTCCTTGATACTTCATGGAAAAACCTTACTTTCCAAGAGGGGACTGCATTTAGAGCTGGTGCTGAAATTACAGGTAGAAATATAACCTTCCAAGAGGGTTCTACCTTCAGAAAAGCAGCAGATTCTGCTATAAAATTTGCTTCAGAAAAAGCAACAGCAATCCGTAATGGTATCAGTAGTCAATTTGCCAAGTTTGGCAATATGGTTAATGAGTTAGGTGCTGCTGGTAAAAACTTCATAATGGAGAAACTGGTTGGTCCTTTATTGGATAACCTAAAGAAACCCATAAAATTTGTTATGGGTCTTGGAGCAAAGTTTGGTGATTCATTAACAAAGATTCCTTATGTAGGGAAATTAGTCGAAGCACTAAAGAAAAACGGTATCAAAGGTCTTGGAGACTTTGGTTCCGCTGCCATGGAAAAAATTGGTCCAAATGCTTGGCCAATTATTGGTGGTATATTTGGTCTTGTTTCTGCCTATGACAGATTAACTAGCAATGATCCTACTGGTTCAGTATTTGATTTTGCTTCTGCTTTATTTGACTTATCATCAGCACCCTTTATTATTCCTCCTGCAGGATTTGTTCCTGGTTCTGGAATTTCATTAGGTATTGACTTGTTTATGCTTGCTAGAGATCTAGCAGGTATGATGTTCCCTGAGTTTGATCCTAGAGAACCTGAGGATGCATTAATTGCCAAATTTGGCATGAGTGGTCTTCAAAATGGATTGAGATCTATTGGTGAAAAATTACCTTCCTTTGGCGAAATTGGTGCAATTTTTGGGCAGGCAAAGGAGCAAGACAAGGGAGAAGGTAAATCTGTAGGTGGTACTGTACAAGAACCTCAAGAGTATTTCTTAGGTGGTATTGTAAAAGGTATTAGTAGAGCAGTTAGTGGTGTTGTAAAAGGTGTTAGTAAGGCAGTTAGTAGTGTAGGTAATTTTGTTGGTGGTATTGTAAACAATCCGATTGTTAAAACAGCAGCAATGTTTATTCCTGGTGCTGCACCTATTGTAGGTGGCATCAGTGCTATATCATCTCTCGCATCGGGTAATCCGATGGGTGCAGTTATGGCAGGACTGAATCATTTTGCACCTGGCATGATGGCAGGTATTGATAATGTATTAGGTAAAGTCACTGGATTCCTTGATAGTCCTATTGGTCAGATAGGACAGAACTTAATGACAGGCAACATCTTGGGTGCTGCCGATATAGGTCTAGGCATGATTGGTGGACCTATTGGTTCATTAGGTCAAAAGATCTTAGGTGGTGATTTTGGTGGTGCTATCACGAGTGGACTAGGTATGATCAGTCCTGATTTAGGAAGTTTAGCAGAAAGTGTACTCAAGGGTGGATTTAATCCAGCGTCAATGATTGCTGGTGCTGCTGATCACTTCGGACTTGGTGGTATTCTTGATGCTGTTACTGGTATCAGTAGTGGAGATCCTAGTAAAGCAATCGAAATGATTGGTTCTGAGTTGGGTATTGATAAAAAAGTCTTAGGTGTAGTTGATAATGTTGCAACTAAGGCATTGAGTTCTGATGGAATCTCAGCAAAATATGCTATGCAGCAAGCATTAGAGTTTGTTCCTATCCCTCTTATCATCGAGAAGATCGAACCTATTCTTCAGGCAGTACCTATAAATATAAACAGAACAAAAGTAGTACAAGCTGTAAAAACTACCTTGAGCGAGATTTAATTAGATGGCAACGGTACAAAAAGGCGCTAAAATTAATTTTTATAAGTTCGTTTCACCTACTGCAGCGGCAAGTACGAAAGTGTCTGGAGAAGGTCAGGCGGTAGTTCAGTCTATCAATGCAAATGTACAAGCAACAAATAATTTAGGTAAGACTCTTAATTCTCTTGCGAAGGTAGTTGCAGATATTAAGAAGGTACAGTTAGCACAACTGACCTTAGCAGAAAAAAATAGGATAAAATTTAAACCAGAATATACTAAAACTAAAGGCAGTATCGGTAGCAGTTTTATTACTGCAATGAAGTCGGGGAAAACTCCTAGTTTCCTAGAAGGTCTGCTGAATATGTTGGGTGCTCTTTTAAAGATCGCCATTATTACTCCAGCATTGGAATGGTTATCTAAGGAAGAAAATCAAAAGAAAGTCAAGACTATTGTTGAGACACTGGTCACAATTGCAAAGTTTATATATGATGTTGCTAAGTTTGGTGTAGTCAATACTATTGAAGGACTTTATAAATTACTATCTGATGAGACTAATTGGTGGGAAAAACTTGGTGGATTATTACAGGCCGCGGCAGGACTAGGAACTTTATTACTTGGAATTCGTTGGTTAAGCAACCCAATGAATCTTGTTAATGACTTTGGTAATGTTCTAAAGTTCTTAAGAGCTAACTTAATAGCAAGTAAAACAAGATTAGGAAAGAGATTTGGTAAAAGAGGTCTCGCCACCGTATTAGTAACAGGTGCTTCTGCATACATGATGACTTCTGGTAATCGTGTTGGAGATGATGATCCACCACCGAAAGAAGAAACTAATAATAATCCTCCACCCAAGGAAGAAAAAAAATCATCTACTCCTCTGAGTGATTTCTTTGGTGGTCTAAGAAATATGTTCTCATTCGGTAGGAAACCCGAAGAGAAAGCAGCAGGTGGTTGGATCTCTGGTCCTCAGTCTGGTTATCCTGTATCACTTGATGGCGGTAAAAGCACAGCATTCATTGGTCATGGTACTGAATATGTTGCTAGAAAGGCAAGTGGTGGAGCATTTGTTGTTCCTTTTGATACTCCTGCAACTAGGAGAATGCCTCACCTCACCAATAAAAGAATAGGTGAAGCGAAGTCTGGAGGATTTGGATTACCTGGTTTTTCTGCGGGAGGAACTTTACCTGCAGGCAAGGTGCTTTCTCAAAAAAGTGCCTTTGATCATGTACACAAGTTAGCAAAAAGAGCAGGCGGAGCAAAGTTCCCTCAAATTGTTGCTGCTCAAGCAATGCATGAAACAGGATATTTGAATCCTAATCTTCCAAGTGTTTATAATAGTACAACTAGAACTAATGCTTTTGGTCAAACTGGTGATAGAGGATTTGGTACTATTCCCAGAAGTGGATTCTCTGAGGGTTGGACAAAATACGATAATTTATTCAGTGCAGTAAAAGATAATATTAAATTATGGCATGATGTAGGAAATCACCCCGAAAACTATAATGCTTTTGGTAATCCTTTAGATGGTATTGCTGCGGTAGCAAAGGCATACTCTCCTAATGCAGATCCCGCCAATATTAGATTGGGATATACTACTGACGGGTATAGTAAGGGAATGGTTAGAGCATTGAAAGTTGGTGGATTTGATCCTACTAACATGAAATCTAGTCCGCTAACATCTAGCAATAATAGTAGTGGAAGCAGACCTCAACCAAAAGGTAATTTCTTTACAAATAACTTCAACAGGTTAAAGAATTTCCTTGGATTTGGTGATGATTCACAAGAGAAACCAGATAAAAGTTCAACTAGTAATAAATCAGGAACAATCAAACCTGCATCACACCCTGAGACAGGTTCTGGATTTACTGTTGCAGGAACAAAGGATCAAAGCAATAGACCTATTGTATTGTCAGAACCAGCGGCAGAACAATTTGCTGCTGCAATGAAAGCTTCTGGTATGGACTTAGCATCATTTGTTGCAAGTTCTGGTAGAAGTAGAGCAAAAAATGAATCTATTGGTGGGCATCCAGAATCACATCACTTATATGGTGAAGCACTTGATATTAATGGTGAAGGATATCAGTGGTTGAAAGCAAATGGCAGACAATATGGTTGGCAATATGTTTATAACCATAATGCTGAAAGTGCTCACTTTAAGTATGTTGGTCCTAAAGCAGGATCTACACCAATCTTAGCAGCTCCAAACAGCACTTATGCTGGTGGTAACAGTCTTAACGGACACGTTGGTGAAGGTTCAAGAGAGGGTAGTCGTGCAGAAGAAGAAGCAAAGAAAAAAGAAAGATCGGCTTTTGCTAAAGCATTTGCAGGTAATTTCAGTGCTTCCTCATCTCGATCTATTGAAGAAAGAATGGGTATAGGTCAACCTGGCACAATGTATCAGGGCGGTGCTAGTAACTTTAGAAAAACAAAAGAAGAACGTGCTTTGATGGAACAAACCAAGAAAAGAAATGCTGCTCGTGCTGATATAAATGATAGGAGTCAAAGCATGATTCAAAGTGTGATGGCAGCAGTTGAAACATCTAACTCTGGTAATCGAGCGGCGATTGCTCAAGCACAACAGGCAGTAATGCAGATGATGGCAGCTAGTCAAGCTAGTGGTCAGACAGCAGTTGCTGGTGGAGGCGGTGGCGCTGTTGCTAAGACAACCGCTGCTATGCTCGGATCTTCAATGAACGCATTTAGCAAAATCTTCAGATGACAATAGCAAGAGAAAAAATTGGAGAAATCGTCTATAGAGTCTATGTCTATAGAGATGGAAAGTTAGTAACCAATCCTGAAGGTGAAGCAAATATCGCTGATTTTATTATTGGTGTAGAGGTTGTTGAAAGTATCACGTCGGCAACAATTGAGATCAAATTAGTTGTTCAAGACGCTGCTGGTGCTATTGGTGCATTTACAGGATCTGAACAATTGAAGATTCAATTAGTAAGTCCTATCATTGACCGTACATATTTTGTACGTTCATATGAAATTGTGTCTAGAGTTAGAGATACTAGTGGTCAAGACATGTTCATGTTGAACTGCTGTTCCGATGAATTTGTTAAGAATGAAATTAATAATGTATTTGGTCATAGTCATGTAGTGTTTGGTGGTAAAACAGAATCATCTGAAATTGTCAAGCAAGTATTACAAGATAAAAGATTTTTACAAACTAAGAAAAATATCTTCTTAGAAGAGACTATCAACAAACAACAGTTTGTCGCAACTAACTGGCGTCCTTTCGATACAATCTACTGGTTAGCACAGAGATCAATTAGAAAAGCAAAGAAAGGTGGAAATTTACAAAACGGTTTTTGTTTCTGGGAAAATGCTCTCGGATATAATTTTCAATCAATTGATAAAATGATTGCTGATGTAAATGAACAGAAAGAAACTAAGAGTAATTGGAAAAAAGGAGAGGCACAATTATACACTTACACCTATTCTCAAAAGAATACAGAAGAGTCAGGTGATGATCAATACAGAATTGAATCATTAGTATTCCCAGAAGAAAGAAATTTTTTAAGTGGTTTACGTCATGGTACATGGTCTGGATTTAGTGTAGGATTTGATCCTGTTACTATCACATCATCTAAGTTTGGTCTGAGTACAGATATGTCTGTTGATGCATATCGGTATGGTATCAAAGAACTTTGGCCAACAATGGAACACTTGAACTCTAAGAAGACTAAGAACCCTATTGCTTTCATGGATAGTCAAATTCAAACAATGACTGATTATCCAAAGAGAGTTCGTTATAGTGCTATGTCTAATCAAATCTTTGATCAGAAGTATAAGAACAATCCTCAGAAAAACTACGAAGAATTAGTAGAACTTCAAGCATATCAGTATATGCGGATTGAATCTATTAAGAACTTTAAACTATTAATTACAGTACCTGGTAATTTAGATCTATATGCAGGTAAAGGTGTAAATCTGGTTGTGCCTGGTACATTCAAATCGCCTGGTAGAATGCAAATCGACAAGAGATATAGTGGTAGATACCTTATCGCATCAGTAGCACACAAAATTGCTGGTGGTAATCAACATAAAACAGAACTTGTATTGTTAAAGGATTCTATTCTTCCGCCAAACGCGGGTTGACAAGGTATCTAATTCAGATTAGAATAACCTTGTGAGAGTTGATAAGACTCTTAATATAAATAATTAAGTATCATTAGTATACAACATATGGAATCCATCGAAAAGCACATCGAACAGGACAAGCAGATTCTTCAAGATCCTACTACAAATCCACAAATGCGTCGTCACGTTGAAGAAGAACTTCGCGAGTTGGAAGAATATGCAGATCATCATAAGAAAGAGATTGAGGCAGGAGATCATCATGATCCAACATACCTAGAGTTGTATTGCGATCAGAATCCTTCTGAACCTGAATGTCTTGTATATGACGATTGAAGAGTATTTCTTAGGACACTGGACGAATAGATATCAAGCACAATCTGCCCCTCATCTTTATTCTTCCACTGAAATAGAGTGGAGGAAAATTGAGGGTGGTTTGCATTCAAAAAACTATTATAGAAGAGACGGACCAACTAAACCGTATCGAGAGAGATATCACAAAATTGTTGAGGTGTCGGATACGGAATTTATCGTTGAGAATTACGATCTCAACTGGACAAGATCAGAAAACTGTGATATGATATTCACATTCGATGGCACTGCATGGAACGGTCAATTGATCGGTGATAAATGCACTGGTGCCAAAGGATATCGTATTGTATCGGAGTATCACCTCTATGGAGACAAACTACATAGTAAAGATCAAGGGTATGATGACGAAGGTAATATGAAGTGGGGATCAGAAGTAACTTACAAGTATATTAGAATGGGCGAATAGCTCAGCGGTAGAGCTACTCGTTTACACCGAGTCGGTCGGGGGTTCGATCCCCTCTTCGCCCATTGTCACTTTTATTATGGCAAAACCTACTAAAGAAGATATTTTCAATCTTCTATACGACAACTATTCTGATTATCACACCCTACCCCATTATGGTTTAATACCTGATTGGTATATACGATACTGGGAATTGCACAATATTGTTCTTGATTATCTCGAAGGAGACTCTGATGAAACTGCGTAACGTAATCCTCTCTGGTTTAATGTTTGGTTTGGCACATGGAGTGCAAGCAGGAGAGGATAAGATCACTAAGGGATATAATTCTAATGACTCCATGGGATGCATGATGCTTCGAGAGTGTAAGAAAGATGTTGATGAAGTATATTCTCTTCTTGATATCTCTTCACAGTATCCTAACACTGAAGAATTTACACCACAGGCAGAAGAGTTTAATAAACTGTTGATGACACTGAATCAAATTGGTGTTAAAGTATACCTTGCTGATCAACGATATTTTCCTATTGGGCACCGTGGTGTCTATCATACTGTCAGTAATAATTTCTATCTAAATAAAGATTGGATGGGAGATCCTGCTGTCCTGATGCAACTTATGCGTCATGAAGGATGGCATGCTGCACAGGATTGTATGGCAGGTACTATTGATAATAGTATGATCGCTATCATCAAACCCGAAGAAGATGTGCCTATGTTGTGGCGTGTCATGGCGGAACGCACTTATCCTAAAGGTGCAGTGCCATGGGAAGCAGAAGCACAATGGGCAGGTCGTACAAAGGGTATGACCCAAGCAGCACTTGAAGCATGTGCTACTGGTGCTATGTGGGAGGTGTATGATCCTACACCCTTAACTCGTAAATGGTTAGAACAGAATGGTTATCTTCCGTAAAAATCGCTATCAATTAGCGAAGCAAATAACATGGCATGATGTTATTCGCAAAATGGAGAATGAATTTGAACTTGATACATGTAGTGTTCATGGATTAGTTAATCTTCATGGACATACAATATCAATACCAACTATTGTCCTTCATAATGAAAATCAAACTAAGACTATATTTGATGCAGTAAAAGAGATTGAGAAAGAGTGGACAACAACCAGTTGTCATTTGTATACATCTTTTGCTAAAGGTGCTGCAACATTTGGTCGTCACAATGATGAGGTAAATGTTTTAATCGTCGGTGCTATTGGAAAGGTATCATATAAGTTTGATGATGGTACAATACATATTGTAGAACCAGGCGATGCTTTGTATATACCTGCTGGTGTATATCACGATCCCGATGTTCTCTCTGCTAGAGTAACTTTGAGTATCTCTACACAACAAACCCCTGAAATATTATGAGTAACGCAAGAGATTATCTCTTCAAGATTCCTTTTAGACAGTATAGTCTAGATAACTGGCAGGCAAAGAAGGAAGCAATTATGAAAGCACTTCCTTTGGATAAGTATACCGACTTTTATGATAACGGTGGTATCCCTGAATATATGCCTGTAATCTCAGATTGCATTGATACTGAGATGAGAGATTTCTCTCAAACTTATCCTTGTCCTGTAATGATCACTGCACTTTGGTTTGAATTATCAAAACCAGGCGATTATCATGGACCACATAATCACGGTGCTACAGGATACTCTGCTATTCTGTACGTTGACTATGATGCAGGAGAACATGAAGCAACTAAGTTTCATTGTCCTTTCTTAGAAGCTGCTACGGGTGAAAATCTGAAATATCAACCTGTTGTTAGAGAGGGAGATCTAATTGTATTCCCATCTAGTATTTTACATGAGGCACCCATAAATACAGGTAAGAAAAATAGATTGATTGTATCTTTCAACATCATGGGTGAAGATGTTGCTAGAAGTTATCAGGCGGGTCTCAAATCATCTCCTTTAACGAGACGCGACTTTGACCTATATAATTCTGGTTTCGGCAACTCCGATAAATAGTCAAAATACAAATTGATAGATGCAAACTATTGACGGTATTATTAATGAACCTACAGTAAATTTCGTCGGTAAAGACGGATTTTTCTGGTGGGTTGGTGAGGTTGAAGATAACGAAGACCCGATGAGATTGGGTCGCGTCAAAGTGCGTGTTCTTGGATACTACACTAATGTTCGTGGTAGCACTACGAATGATTTGCCAACGGATTATCTTCCTTGGGCAACTGTTCTTCAGCATACTTGTCAACCTGGTAATGATGGACAAGGTGAGAGTTCTGGTCAATTACAACCAGGCGCTATTGTTATGGGTTTCTTCATGGATGGAGAAGCAGCACAGATGCCTATCGTATTAGGTGTCATGCGTGTTAAGAAGTCTGCAGACACTCAGAAAGAAAAAGTATTTGCCTTCACAGGTGAAGCAATGGAACCTGGCATTGCTCCCAACGTTGCAACAGTTCATCCGATGAACCCTAATGCAACTATGGCAACTACACAAGAAGAGGGTTTCTACAGACCAAAACAAGATAACACCGTTTCATTACCTGGTAAAGATCAGGATGGTAATCCCAATGAAACTGCTGGTGCTGGATCTCCTGCTAATGTAGGAAACTTATTGAATGGTAGTGGTGGTAATCCCAACAAACCTAGACAACCAGAAAAACCAATTCCTGCTGCTAATGGTGTTGCTGGACCATGGAAGACACTAGAGTATGAGTTATCATATCTCTTAGAAGATCTTGCTGACCATGCTGGATCACTAATTAAAGCAGAAGATGGTGACTTCCTTGATATTGTCACAGGTAAACTTGTTAGTGCAAAGGCATTGACTGCAAAGATTCAGAACTTCTTGAGTGCGGTATTTGCTCAGGTTGTATCTGCGATGCGACAATCTTTAGCAAACCTTGCAGAACAGTTAGAACTTGTCAATATTCTTGGTGGTGCAACTGGTGCTCCTTTCGTGGTCTTCACGGTAATTCAACAGGCAGTTACGACGATCCTTAAATCTCTCTGCATGATCGACAATCAACTGTTGGGTTTCATTGCAGATCCTGTTGGTTCAATCGTAGGTTTACTTGAAGGTGTACTCGACGGTCTGATTGATAAAGCAACCTTTGTTATGCAGGGTGTACAAACTGCTATCGATAGAGTTATTTGTCAGGTTCAAGGTCTTCTCGATACAGTTCTTGGTGTGGTTGATACTGTAAAAGGTATCGTCGATGGTGTTGGTAAAGCAAAAGAAATCATCGATGCATGGCAAGCAGGTAGTGAAATCTTTGAAGCAGGTACAGACCTATTCACAAAGGGTATTACTTCAATCACTGGTTTGATTGCTATGTTCATTAAGTTCATTGGCAGTGGTTGTGGTCGTAGTGCTGATGGTGGTAAAGATACTGTAGGTTGGTATCCTTTATTTGGTGTTACTCATTGTACTCCTGAAGAATTAGAAGAAATTAATAAGATACGAGGTAAATCTAGAGGTGACTGTGGAGGAGACAGTAGAGCAGGTGGTCTTTTAGATAGCATCTTTAATGATGCAGATCCTTATCTGACTGCTGCAAAAACTTTCTTAGATGGATCTTATGAGATGTTTGTCGGTACACCTGGCAGACAAGCAAGTATTCATAAAAATGCCAGTGGTACTACTCATACATCTGTTAAATTAAATCAGAGTTTGTATGCAGAGTATGTTGCTCGTAAAAAAATTCGTGAAGAAAGTCCAAATCTGACACCTGAACAGATTGAAGATAAGGTAAAAAAATATACTAAGACACAAAATAATCAAAAAGGTGATGATGGTGCTTTAGTTGCAGATCATACATCATATGCTGGTAACCGTACAGAGGAGACACATGGTGACAATTGTTCTACCGTAGATGGTGATGTTGTCAGAAATATTAAAGGTGATTACTTCCTGAAAGTTACTGGAGATTGTCACATTGAAGTTGGTGGTGGTTTCTTCTTAGGTGCTGAAGGTGCTCCTAAAGTTGTTGATAAAAAAGGTGAGAAGAAAAACAGTAAAGTTCAGAAGCATACTATCAGATTTGGTTCTGATGTTGACATAAACACAGTTGGTGCTAAGTTTGAATTGCAGGGTGCTGAAGCAAATATTGCATCTACATCTACTAAGATTACTGGTAGTATGTACGAAAACTCTGCATCACAACAGAGTAGAAGTGCTGCAGAACAAATCTTTAGTGGTGATAACTCTATTGAGATTGTTACACCTCACTTAGTTGAGATGATCAATACACCCCCATCACCTATTCCCAAAGCACTTACTGGTATTCGTAGATTTGTTGGTGGATCTGTAGAGACAGTTATGACACCTGGTTTATCTGCTGATGCTATTCCTAGATATACTATTGTCAATCCACTTGGTCCTTATTCTTTGACTTGTGGTGCAACAGGATATAACTGTAACGTTGCTACTGGAATGTTTAATGTCAACGTTGGTGCTGGAGCTATCGTCCTGAATGCTGCTCTCGCTGCAACCGTCAAGTGTGGTCTAGGCATGGTCTTGTCTGCTGAAGGTATCGTCATAATCGACGGTAAATCGATTTTCCTCAATTGACTTGACACGCTCAGGGCGGTCTGCTATACTGCATAAGTAAAGACACAGACCACATGCCCAATACAGAACTCGCTCACGTTTTCGTTAATTTCTCCAAACGAAAAATCAAAATCGTAGACAACGAAGGATACGACAAAGAAGTTCAGTGGAAATGGGACTTCGAGGGTGCTGCTGGATTTGCAGAGACTATCTCTGAACTCGGTCACATTCTTGATCCCGAAATGGTAACTTATCTCTTTGCAGAACAATGATCGGACCTATTGGTATTACACTTCGTCAAGCAGAAGATCACTTTGATTTCATCTTGGATCTTACAGAAACTCAAAGAGTTTGCTGGAAAATTACTCGCCCTGACGGAAAATCTGCTATGATGGTTCCTGTCAATGAAGTTCCTCCTGTTCCTGAAGAAATTCAGACTCAGGTAGAAGAATTTCAAAAACAATTTTTAGAGGCAGCGAATGAGACCTGAAACTCGTCATGCAATGGAAATGCTTTGGTCAGCAAAATGGAACTTGCCAACTGCAGCAAAACATGCTAATCTGACCAACAAGGAGATGAAAATCACCTTCAACGAATACTGTTCATTTCATCCACCCACCCATAATATTGGGAGTGTGGCGGAATAGGTAGACGCACCAGACTTAAAATCTGTTGATTGTAAAATCGTAAGGGTTCAAGTCCCTTCACTCCTACTATGTCTTGTCATCTAATTTATCCTATCAGTTTTTATTGGCACTTCAGAGCACCGAACGCAGAAGAATTTATTGAAGCGGTGGAGAATTGCCATGAACCAATTGACAACGATCAATTTCGTTGGGGTAAAGAATGTGTCATTGACAGAGTTCCTTTGAAATGGGAATCATGGATGTCTATAGTAACTCCGTCTCTTCATGAAGTTGCTAATCAGATGAACAGAATCTTCGGGTTCGTTATGTATGATCCTTGGATCAATTATTACAAGAGAGGATATTTTCAAGAAGTACACGATCATGCTATGCAAGACCTCGCCATGGTATTTTTTGCCAATGATGGTGAGGGATTTTCAAAGTTTTGCTTCACAGATAGATATAGCACGTCTCTCAGAACTGAAGTAAAAAAATTGGTCGGATACCAAAATATCCGTGGTATAAACTACAAAGCAGGTGATGTCATTATCTTTCCTGGTCACCTTATGCATATGGTTACACCACACCAAAGCGATGTTACTAGAAAAACATTCGCATGTAATATTCAACTCAAGGACGTATGTAAACCCGAAGTACCGCCAAATTAGCTCAGTTGGATAGAGCAACGGTTTTGTAAACCGTAGGTCGTCGGTTCAAGTCCGACATTTGGCTTAGGGGGAGTATTAAAGATCTGCATTTAGAAGCAGCGCCCCCGCTTACTTACTAATTAATTATGTCCAATTTACCATCTTTTTCACAGAAACTTCTTTGGATGACTCCCAGTAAATTACCTGAGGAGATGATTGTTTCTATGCGAAAGTATGTTGAGGAAGAAATTAAACACACCGTTGCAGGTGTTGATGGTAGACCATGTGAAAGAAACGAACTCAGATCATCGATGGCAGGTGGTATTCCTTGGGATGAATGGATACCTGGCATTATATTGAACATGATGGTAGCAGCAAACAAAGATTATTTTAGATATGAATTAGATTATTTTTCATCAAGAATTCAATCCACTATTTACTACGGAGATCAAAAAGACTTCTATACTTGGCATTGTGATAATGGTGGTAATAGTGTGAAACCTCAAACGCAAATGGAAAGGAAACTTTCATGTTCATTGCTGTTGAGTGATCCTTCAGAATATGAAGGTGGTGAATTTCAAATTCATTATGAAAGATCTTATTTCAAATCTTTGAAACCTGAAAAAGGTCAGTGTGTTATCTTCCCTGCATGGGTTCCACATAGGGTTAGACCTCTTAAAAGCGGCAAAAGAATTTCTTTGGTTGCTTGGATGGAAGGTCCCATGTTTAGGTAAATAGTAACAGTATACATAAACGCCATGGGATTATACGACACCATTTATTCTACATTTGATCTTGGACCAGGATTCTGGAATCGAGAATTACGGACAAAAGATCTGGAAGGATACATGACGTATAATTGGATTGATCCTAAAGGTCAACTTTGGACAGTAGATCATACAGGAACATATGATTTTGAAGATAGTGGATGCTTCAAGGTCGTAAAGAACATAAATCATGGTAGAGTATCTCCATACCCTCTTTCAAAACAAATAGAACTATATCCTGCACATTGGACAGTGCATTATGCTCCTACTCCTAGTGCAATGGTGACATTTGTAGAGGGTATTGTTGAAAACATATTATTCGCATCTGGTAACTAATGGCATTTTTAGTACATCCTCTTC